TAGTTTTACTACTTTTTCCTTTTGTGGTAGCAAGTTTAGTATAAGCAGCATCTGCTTTTGGAGTTTGCCCATAAGAACCTTCTGCTTCATCAAGCATTTCTTCAACAATACTCTGTCTCCACTCTTCACTCATATTCGCCATAATAGCAAGAGCTGCCTTGTTGGTATCTGCATATCCTTCATCTAAAAGGTGTGAAAGGATAATGTCGTAATAATCATAACTATCACGAATACCTTGCTTATCACTCCTAGTTAAACGATTTGGGAATGACTTTTTCTTTTCGGTATTATCAGAAACTGTTTTACTTCTTTTATATTTTTCTGATTTATTTCTATTAAGTTTTTCCTCTTTATCTGGGATTTGACTGCTAAACGACCTTTTAATAAGTTTATCACGAATTTGTCCAGCACGACCAACACTTTCAAGGTCTCCTTTTGATTTCAACTTATCCATTTTATCCTGAACTTTTCTGTTGCTGTATATTTTATACCCCTCATCAAGTTGCTGTTGATTTTCAACAACTTCCATATATGCTTCTTGAATACTACGAAGTTCTCTCGAATCCATTTTACGAAATACTTTTTAGGTATTTATAGAAAAGAAGCGTCTCGTTGATTGAGACGCTTCTTGAGTGCTTGGCGACGTGCCTTTGCTTGTCGAAGTGCTTGCGGTTTGAGTTTCCGCTTTTGTTCTTTCTTGGAATGATGCTTCCAGTTTGGGACTTGCATTGTTCTTTGATGTATCAGGACATCATACGTGAAAAACCTTTGACTTTTTCGAACCTTGTGACACTTTCAAATTTGTCCTGTAGGTCCGTCTTGTGAGAGATGACAAAGATGTTAGCATCCTTAATCACATATCGGATAATCTTAAGGAACTCATCAGTTCCAAACCCATCCAGTGAAGAATCAAATACCTCATCCATAATCAGCAGGTTTGTATTTACTGAGTTTTTGAGTCTGGCAACTTCTCTCCAAGTAAAGAGGAGTGCCAGGTCAATTCTCATTTTCTCACCTTCACTAAAAGAACTATAAGAGAAGTCTTCGTGGATGGGAGATTTTACAGTTTCATTAAACTCTTCGTTAAGATGGAAGTTAATATAAAAATCCATCAGTTGGAGATAACGATTGACCTGCTGATTTATGAACGGAAGATACTTCTTAATGATCTTCGTCTTTACACCATCGTCCCTAAGAAGGGAGTAGGCAAAATCGTAATGAACGATTTCCTGTTTTTTAGTAGAGAGGTCTTCTATTGTCTTGTGGAGATTTTCTTTAAATTCTTCTAGCTTCTCATGTTCAGTATTTCGGTTTGCAAGGTTCTCGGTAAGAGTTTGAATTTCATGCTCAAGATCTCTGATTTGTCTCTGGTTGAGGCTAATCCGAGTATTGTTTTGAGAAATGCCATGCGTTAACTTTGTAATCTCCTTGGATAGGGCATTGAATTGACGCTCTCTCTCCTGTTCGAACTCAATAGTTTTTTCAAGTTCTTCATAACCATCTTTAAGTTCCTTTGCCTTATTTTGAGCATCGCTAATTCTATTTAACCGAAACTCTTCCTCTATACTCTGAGTGCAGGTAGGGCATACCGTATTTTCAGTAAAAAACTTATGCTCTTTGGTAATAGCAGATACTTTCTGAGAGATCTTACCTCGGAGATTATTGAGTTTTACTAACTTATCTCCAGCACCAATGACCTCTTCTTGTTCCTTTGTAAACTTACAAATTTCCTCCTCGGTCTTGGCATTTTCATTCATATAAATGCCAACTTCATCATCCAACTTGGTAATCTTTTCCTTGTTGGCATTTATATTGGCATGACCACGATTCTCCAACTCATCAATGAAGTTCTGCTGCATCTTCATCTTGTCCTTAAGAGTGTCTTTCTTAAGGTCAAGAGATTTGATTTGATCCTTCTTCTCACGAATCTTGTCCTTGATGAGAGCATTCATCGCAGAGAAGATACGAATATCCAACAAGTCCTCAATCACCTCACGGCGATTAGAAGTCGTCAGTTGCATGAAAGGAACAAAGGTGCTGCTACCCAGAATGACAATCTGTGTAAAAGACTTATAGTTTACTTTCAGAATACTCTCTTCCAGGATGCGCTGGTTGGCACGATCATCTGCTTCCTTATGAAGAGGTGTTCCATTCACCTCAATATCAAACACATTCGGTTTGATACCACGACGCACCAAATATTCCCTATTATTGATAGAAAACTCAATCTCAACAACACACTCTTTCTCATTGGTAGTGTTTACCAACTGTGGTTTGTTGATCTTACGGAATGGTTTATTAAAAAGAACAAACGTGAGAGCATCCAGCATTGTGGATTTACCTGCTCCATTTGTGCCGATGATCAGATTTGTATTATGTTTTTGGAAATCGATTTCAGTCCAAGCATTTCCAGTGGAAAGAAAATTTTTCCATTTAATCTTTTGAAAAGTTATCATTCAATTTAGGAGGAATAACAATATCGTCAGGAGTGATTACCGCATACTTGTAATTATAGTGCTTACAAGTCTTTATGGCAAGCTCATCATCAACTTCGACAACATCCATGGGCGATTCTTCATTGTCTTCAAGCATCATAGCATAACGCTCTGCATCATCCTCATCCTCAAAGAGAAATAAAACTTTATGTCCGTGCTGGTCTTGGACGGCATAAGCACCGTCTTCTTTATTGTCTTTGAGGGTAAGGAGAAACATTACTCTACTTCGCAAGCTTGTGTATACAAATCTTGGAAGATACCTTTGATTACATTTTTATCAAACTCAAATTCTGATTCATCAATGTAACGATTTAGAATAGAAATTGTGCTTTCTTCTTCATCAATATCAAACTCTTCACTTTCGTGGATATCAAAGTTTTCAACAATTTTGAGATCTTGAATTCCCACACTATGAAGTTTATCAATAAATCTTTCAAAATCTTTAGGGTTTGTCTTTTTACGGACGATTACCTTGACGATTTTGTTTTCATACTCCGTAGCATTGAAGAGTTTGTAGTTGGTATCCTCATAATAGATATTATAGAATAATTTATAAGGATTGTTTACTGGGGTCAGAGTGAGGGTTTCCGTATCAAAGATATGAAAACCACGGGTATCATTCACATCTGTCCAATACATCTCATAAGGATTTCCTAGGTATGAGATTCTTCCGTCAGACGATCGAGTGTGATAGTGTCCCGAGAAGACATGATCGAACTTCTCAAATAGTGTGCTGTCCAGACCATGCTCCATGATGATTTGTCGATTAACTCTAAATCCTTGGAGTTCCAAGTGCCCCATCGCACACCTGCAAGAAGTCTTTTTGATAGTGTTGAGAGATAGTTCTTCATTTCCTTGATTGATCCACGGTAAAAATAAAATGTCAAGTCCACCAACTTTGACTTCGGTTGGTTGACTGTAAGCCTTGATATTAGAATAAGTCTGAAGTAAAAGTTCTGGAGAGTTTACTTCATTCGTGTTCTTATAGTATGTGTCGTGATTTCCGATAATCATGTGAACATCATACTTTTTGAGAGGGTCAAACACAACCCTCTTTGCCCATTCTAGACTTTGATAGTCAATCGACTTCCGACTATCAAAGGCATCACCCATGTGTATGACTGCTTCTACTCCGTGCTCTTCTAGAGCAGGGAAAAATACATTCTCATAAAAGAGTTCGAAATAATCATGCAGATACTTGGAACCTTTACGCGCTCCATAGTGAGTATCTGTGATGATGGCAACCTTCATCGATTCTTATAGGTGATATTGTCCTTGATCGTATTATAGTCTGAACTGCTACCAGAAAGCAAGCTGTCATCAACCATCATAACCTCATCAAATCCAGTTCTCTCAATGATTTTGGTCTTGATATCCAATTGCTTTTTCTCCTTCTGAATGCGTCTCAGAAAGGCGTAGTGAATGATCTGCGTAAAGTAAGCAAAAGGATTCTTAGACTTCTCTGGATCAAAGTTGTGAATGTACTGAACGCAATTTTCGATTCCATCAGAAATCATATCTTCCCTGAACATGTAGTTCACAAAGTTTGGTTTATAAGACAGGTGCGTGGCAATCTTCAGGAAGCATTCACCAAGATAGTTGGGAATAGGTGGTTTACCTTCCCACTGCTTTCCTCTTTCTTGTTTCGGTTGCTCAGTGAGATCTTTATTGAAAGTCTTCATGTATGATTTTTCGACTTTCATGCGATAAACGATCATCGCTTCCAACAATTCTTTGTTATTTACATAATGTTCTGTCTTCTTTTTGGGCATAACATCGGACTCTTCTAATATAAGTTGTTATTATTATACCACACTTTAAAGACTTGACAACATTACAAAATATGTGTAGACTACCTTTGTCCGGGTTGAAGAGTGAGATCTAGCTTTCTATAGAGTTGTTAAAGATATCTTCAAGTTTCTTTCGAGCATCTTCTACTGATGATATATATCCCATCTTTTTAGAAGGTCTAGTAGGACCAGATTCCTTATTATTGGATGAATGGTAAACATCTATTCCATCATCCTCTTCATCATTGATATAATTGTTGTAAATATCAATCAACCTATCATCGGTGGTTTCTGTCATGGTAATAATTCTATCAGGTTTTATAATAAAGATATTATCGGAAGACATTTCAATCCATGACTTGACTTTGATATGCATTCCATGATGAGTGTTATAAACTTTCATCGTAATTGGGTTTTGTAATAGAAGCAATGGATCTCCATCATTATCGTCAATAGAGACTAGTGATAGAATCTCTTCACCAGATGTAAGTTTTATGATTGCGTAAAATTCGTCTCCCATTAGTTTTTAAGCGGTATGTTTACAATATCGTAATTAAAATTCTCCTCGTTATAAACTTTGATTCTTTCTATTAAGTGATTAAGGGTGTAATTTCTCCTAGACTTGTAGGAAATGTCGTCAGCAATATCATATAAAGTTGCTTTTGTTTTGTTATTGCCTTTTCTGAGGACTCTTCCAATACTTTGC